GGATTTAGGCCATCGATGAAAGTATTTACGGATATAATCAATGGTCGTTACTAATATTAAAAGGTCGTTACTAATATTAAAAGGTCGTTACTAATATTAAAAGGTCGTTACTAATATTAAAAGGTCGTTACTAATATTAAATTATAATGCGTAAATTTGTGATATTTTATATATCAACTAATGTATAAAAATGGTTGAGCTTAAGAAGATTACGTCGGATAATGTTTATGATAGTATTCATGGTTTCGTAACTAAGGGAGAAATTAGTGTAGAAGATTATGATGGTATGATTGAAGTTATCTTATCTATGATTAAAACAGGTTACTGCTTTGTTATGGATCGCGACCTTTTACGCGATGCGATGGAATCTCTAACCTACATGTACGCACCTTCCGATGATATGAATAGAGACCGTATATTGCAACAATTTGCTGATGAGGACGGTGATGATGACGATGATGATGAGGATGAAGAAGATTCTGAGTTTGGTAACATGGATTTGATGAAAATGATGCAGATGATGGGTGGCGCCATGGGTGGAGATGGTGCTGAAGGTGCTATGAGTGCTATGGGTGCTCCTGTTGCTGCCGAAGAGACTGATGCTCCTGTTGCCGACGAGACTGCTGATGCCGAAGAGAGTGCTGTTCCTGTTGCCGACGAGACATCTGTTGCCGAAGAGGCACCTGTTGCCGAAGAGGCATCTGTCACCGAAGAGGCATCTGTTGGTGAAGAGGCATCTGTCACCGAAGAGGCATCTGTAACTGGAGGCGCCGAATAAATATGATTACTATATATATATATATATATATGGGTAAAAACAAACTAGATATGGTAAACAAAAATACTAAAAAAAAACCTAAGAATACTAAAAAAAAACCTAAGAATACAAAAGTAGTAGATGTACCGTTAGCAGATAAAGTTAGTATGGGTAGCAAAGCTAGCGTGGGTTTAATAGATTATCATTACCAAAAATATTATAATACTTTCGCATTTTTAAAAGAAGTAATAAAACGTAATAAAACACTACAAGATATGGTATGTATTCCTAAAACAAGTAATAGTTGGTTACAGTCATTCATGAAAGTTCATTTTTTCAAAGGTATCGAATCGGTTAAATCTCATTTAGAATCTGTAAAACCAGTTGATCCATTTGTCAGTAAAAATAATTTTATGGATGAAATTAGAAAATGTATGGTTAAACGATTAATACCTATTAGTTTGGAAATAATTGTTCCGGGGGCAGGGACACACGCAAATGTTATATTGATCGATACCAAGAAAAAAACTGTGGAGCTATTTGAACCACATGGTGCTAGGAGCAATGAAAGTGAGTTAGAAAGTATAAGTCGCGCTTATTTTAAAGTTTCTAAAAACGTCCATAAATTTGTAAGGATGAATTTACCCGAATTTACCTACATACCCCCCTCTAAGTATGAACCCGAAGATGGACTACAAGTTAGATTAGATGCTTTCTCGGGTTTATGTGTAACGTGGTCTATCTTATATTTACACTACCGGGTACTGAACCCAGATTTACCCCCCAAAAAACTAATTCAATATTTAGAAACAAAATTTAATCGTAAAACATTACTTAGGTATACTCGTTATGTTGAAGAGGTTTTAAAAGGAAAAGTGTAAATTTGATTTTTTAACTTAAAGATTCTAGTACTTGATAAAGTAGATATGGAAAACTTAAGGATCTCCACTATAACAGCTGTTTCGGCAATTAATTCTGATATAAATTTAGACAATTTATATAAGAACGCTAAAATAAATGATGTTTTAACTTTTATCCAACATGGATCGTTGGGTTCAAAAGGTGAATCTAATAAGAAGGTGAGGAAACACCGCATTCCCAAAAAACCTAAATCATTCTTTAATCAAGTAACGATCCATGTTAACTGTGATAAAATTGTAAACGTGAAATTATTCAATAATGGTAAAATTCAAATGACGGGTTTAAAGTATGAAAATCATGGTGAAAAAGTGCTAGATACGTTGCTACCGTATATACTGCAGTTAGATAGTGAATCACCTGATAAGGTATTTGACCAAAGTCTGACCATTGAATATAATCCATTTAATATCGCTTTAATTAACAGTGATTTCTCTATCGGTTACAAGGTTAAGCGAGAAATTGTACACCGAGAAATTGTTGATTCAGGTATGTATTCATCGTATGAACCCTGTATTTACCCAGGCGTAAATATTAAGTATTATTATAATAAAGACACTGATTCGGGTATTTGTAAATGTGATAAACCGTGTATCGGTAAAGGTTGTGGAAAAGGTGACGGTAATTGTAAGAAAATCACGATTGTGGTATTTATGAGTGGTCAAGTTATGATAACAGGTGCTAGATCACGCGAACATTTAACTATATGTTATGATTTTATCACTAATTTCTTAAACACCAATAAAGAGTTATTTACGCTACGCGAATAATAAATATCTAGAATGATTATATATGGAAAAACTATTACTGCTTGTATTTTTTATTTTAGTCGGGTATTTACTGGTGAATAATATTAATCATGAAACACAAGTTATTCACGATAAACCCACGCACGGTAAACCAAAACACGTATTAAATTCAGTCTTAAACAATTTTTCGAGAGGTGATAAAATTAGTTTAACAGGTAAATGTAACGTTAAGCTATACACGCGTAACACGGTTACAGTGGATATGAAAGGTAAGTTTAAGAATCTAATCAATGAAATATTTAAGAGTGTCTATGGTATAACAGATCATATTTACGAACTTCAAGAAATAAATAATGTTTATGAAAAAACCGATTCTCTAGGTAATAAAAGATATATCTTAGATGCTACGATAGTTTCAAAGAATAATTATTACACCGTGAATATTGTGGTAGATTTTGTAGTTTTAAATGGAGAAATATTAGTAAATTCTGTTAATACGAATTATGCGTCTAATACCAATATTGTGAACAGATTTGATGTTGTATTTAATGATCAAGGAATACTGCTAGACCGTAATAATTTCAAAGAAAATGTAGGGGCGTTATTAGACAATAAATACAGAGAACAACACAACGTTATTGCGGTTGATGCATCTAAAATGGACGTTAAAAATTATGAACTCGATAATGTGTTATCATTAACAAGTTTACTAAATAAATACTATCCCGCAACCACATCAAATGGTTCCGTAAATAGTTTAGAAAGTAAGGGTATGGATGGCTTAATGGAGCAGTATTTTCCCCCAGATTTACAGACAATAGAATCGCAACAGTACTGCCCGGGTGGATATTGTGTATTTAGACATACTTCATCTTTAACGGAATATACCCAACCTTACACCGCACCTGGTTTATTCTATGATAGAAGTAGTTATCCTATTAATTAACTTGTAAATTTGATTAAATACTTAAACACCTAGTTCGTATATAACTTAATATGGACTTAACAACAATAAAAGAACACTTTGAAAATAAAGTAGAAGTGTTAGAAAAAGATCTAACTAATATATCTATTGACGCCGATAATTTAGAAGAAGATGCGCGAACAGTAAAAATTATGGTTGATTATAAGCAGGATATTCTAAATGAATTCAAAGATATTTTGACACCTGATATTGAATATTATATCGATGGGCACTTTGAACTATGGTTTCAAAAATCATTAGTTACAATTAAGGAATTACATAGTAAGCGAGACCACCTTTATAATAAGATGATTGAACTTAAACAGTTAAAACTACCTGAACAGCGATCTGAAGAATGGTATAAGATTAGAGAAAATTTATTGACAGCTAGTTCTTTAGCAGATGCCCTAGGTAAAGGTCATTTTCAAACGCGAGATGGTCTATTGCTAGCTAAAACTAGTGAACAAAAAGACACATTCTCTAAAGCGTCTAGAGACATTATGCAGTGGGGTGTAAAGTATGAAGAGGTTGCGACGATGTTTTATGAACACTTAAATAATTTGAAAATAGTAGAATTTGGTTTAATTCCCCATCCAAAGTTATCGGTTTTCGGTGCTTCGCCCGATGGAATTACCGATATTGATTCACCGAGCGGGTTAGTTGGCAGAATGTTAGAAATTAAGTGTCCTCCTAAAAGAGAGTTTACCAAAGAAGTTCCCAAACATTATTGGATGCAGATGCAGGGTCAGCTTGAAGTTTGTGATTTGGAAGAATGTGATTTCTTACAAGTGAAACTTGAAGAATATAACGATCAGTCTGATTATGAAAGCGATGTTAATGATGATTTAAAAAATGGTTTCACTAAAGATAACTTGCCGAAAGGTCTGGTGCTAGAATATTATAATGATGAAGGTATCGAATATGAATTTTCGCCGTGGTTAGCATCTCTAGATGATATTTTAGACTGGAAAAATGAAACCATTAAAATCCGAGGTAATCACACTGTCGAAAAATGGTGGAAGATTACACGTTACGAATGTACATTAGTTAGACGGGATAAGGAATGGTGGAGTTCTATAGTCCCAGATATTATTAAATTTTGGTCAGAAGTTGTTCATTATCGTGAAGTTGGTAATGAAGAAGTTAAACAGAAGATACAAAGTAGGAAAAGGGGTCCTAGGAAGAAAGTCCATACGATTCAAGAACCTATTAAGGGATACCTAATGGATAGTGATGAAGAACAATAATTATTGTCGTGCTTCTATAATAAATTCAGCAGTTAACCTGGGAAAATCACTAATTCTACATGAATTAACTAGAGTGTTTTTGGAAGCAGGGGTAATACCAGAAGGAATGGCGGCAAATGCCACCGCTCTACTAGTTGTAAAATAACTTTCTTCTCTTCTTGTACCAGAATGTAAATAAACATATAAATCTTTACTGTTAACTCTAGTGTGGAAGGCTGTTTTATATATTGGTGAAGCAGACCCACCAAATGTAACATTAGTACCAGAAGGTATGTCTGTGTTGACTAGATCTGTTAATTCTAAATGATATAACCGCGCATCAGTAGAAATACTACTAGTTGTAAACATAGATGTACCATCTAACCCACTAATTTTACCGGATAATTTGGTTATTTTACCCGGATTGATTGAACACACGTAGTTCATTTTTTTACCCTTATGGATAACGACCGAATTAATATTGCCTACATCGTTATTTTCATTTGGTATGATAATTTTATTATATATGTTCTGACCGCCTGTAGTAGAAGCCACATTTGAACTTATATTAAAATCATTGATGTTTAAACTAAAAGCACTTCTATTATTACTGTCGCATAATAAACTATTGTAAGTAGATACACTATCGATATAAACATCTGATAATTTATCGACTATTAACGGTTCAAATAAATCTACTGAAAATTCGCTAGCACCCGCCAAAGGTGTAGAGGTTGATGTATCATCTACAATATCTAAGACTAATGTTTTCTTATCCCTTCTTTCAAACTGATAACCAGTATTTTGATACATCATATTTCTAGCGCTTTCTTGTCTATCTGATCTAAGTTGACCGAAATCCATTATATAAGTTATTAATATAATTATTTTATCATTTAAACTTTTTATATTTCATTAAATAAAGAATGCTAGAAAATAAAATAGATAGCACATTAATATTTGGAATCATTTCTGTGTTAGTAGCCTTCACCTACATAACTAAGAAACCCGATAATACGTTTACAAATCAATAATATTATAATAAATTAAGTTATAAAATGTCGCAAGGTACCCCGATTAATAAACTTGGTGGGAATGATATGAATGATGAAGATTCTAGATTGGTTGATTCTATTTTGAATGATCTTAATAATAAACCGCCTGAGCAGCAGCAGCAGCAGCAGCAGCAGCAGCAGCAGCAGCCCAGCATGCCACAGGCGGGTGGTCCACCGCAACAGGTTTCGCCAGAACAACATAAAGCGATGTTAGCACAAAGACAGCAAGCGATGATGCAGCAGCAAATGATGATGCAACAACAGCAAATGATGAATCAAAATAAAAAAGAATTATCTGGAGAATCTATCCTTGAAAAATTACAAGGTGAGTGGAAAAGTTTATTAATTATATTTGTGTTATGTGTTTCTATTAACTTAGATGTAGTCGATAATTTATTCAGAATGGAGGGTCTAACGATGTTTTTGACAGAATCAGGAGGTCTTAATATACAGGCAACATTTATTAAATCGGTAGCGGTAGTCATCACTTACTTCGTAATTAATACGTTTGTTCCTATCTAAACAATTAATTTATCTTTATGATTTTCTAATTTTCTATAGCATTTATTAATAGTTACTTCCGAAATCTTACAAACTTCAGATATATCTTTTTTATGGATATTATACCCTATTTCTTTGGTATACAAGTAGATACAACCAGCTGTCATTGCGGGTGGTGTGTTATCGTTTATTAAATTATATACCTGTGCTAAATATGATATATGTTTTATATTAGTTATGTCGTCTTCAGTGAGGTCTAACTTAGAACAGAATCTATCTATAAAATCATCCATTGTAATCGTATTAGTATTATGGATTCTATTGATATCGACTTTATTTAATTGCATAATTTCCTGAAATTTCTTACACCCTTTAGTCATAACTGTTCCCGATAAAGAGAATATAGACGCTATTTCATTTGTAGATCGGGGTACATTATTAATTTTACATGAAAAGTATACACATGCCGCAATGATGCCTTTTCTATTAGCGCCTCGTGTAATTTTGGTAGTAGATACAATCTTATATAATACGTGTGCTTCTTTAATAATCATTTCAGGAATACCTGCCGCGTTACATACGCGGGAAATATCTTGAAACACTTTTAAAAGCGTTCTTTCTTTATAAGGCATCCCACCCCATTGTTGATATTTACGAACCTTGTTCATACTTAAACTTCGTCCACCCCTGGTAGATACAAATGATCCAACGGATGATTCGGGTAAAAGTTGATTTACGGGCATACCACATCTGGTAGGATCACTAGATTTAGAATCATTGGCACCGTAAAACCGCCATTCAGCGGAATCAACAATATTAGTTATCACATTATTACATCCCCTACATAGTATCATCCCATCACTTAATAAATGATTTTCACTATTATCACAACATGTTTTGACCGGTTCTTCTACGACCGTTGACATTTCATCTAGAGAATTAAAGAATTCTTCCATAGTTAAGCACTTAAAAGTTATGTGTTATTTTTAAGTAATTTTTATCAAATTTATAGTTAAATGTTATATACAGAAGTTATATCTGGATTATGGATTGGCGATATAGATATCATGTATAATAAAAAATTTATAGAAGATAATCAAATAAAATTAATAATTAATTGTACCATCGATTATAAGTGTAGCGACTATGCGGGTGTTCAAAATGTTAGAATACCGTTACCTACTAATCTTTATAATTCCATCGATACATTGAGACAAAATAAAGATAAAATATTAACTTTTATCGATTCTAATTTAGAGAATCATCATATCTTAATATGTTGTTTAGATGGTACAACCATATCACCATTTATAGCTTCTTTATACCTTGTTAAGTATGGTGAAATTGAAAAGAGTGAAATTAAAAAAATAATTCAATCTAAGAACCACGCCGTTTCTATGGAGTTTGATTTGAGTTTACTTGATTTATGATATCATTTACAACCAATTCTACAGTTATTATAATTTCCATTTCTTTTTTAATTAATGAATATGTATTATCATTTATCTTACATTTAAATTTAGATTCAATTTCATCTTTCAATTTATCAGAATTCTTAGGTATGTATTTACTATCTTTTAATTTACATGGATCAGCTAATAATTTTAATGATTTTTGTTTAAATTCGTCTTCTTTGATACTCATTTACTATAG